AAAATAGGATCGGTGGGACTCGAACCCACACTGTATGGATTTTAAGTCCACTGCCTCTGCCATTGGGCTACGACCCCAACACTCTGGGCAAGACTCGAACCTGCAACCTGCGGATTAGAAGTCCGCTGCTCTATCCAATTGAGCTACCAGAGCAAACATTAATCGTCTACATAATCATCATGGTAGTCGTAATCATCATCATCATAGTAAACTTCTGGTGCATCAAGTTCTTCAACCTCGCTGTTTACCCATGCTTCTACGTCAGCCCACAAACCAGTGAACTCATCCTTCTCATCTCTTGTAACTGTATAGCTAACAACACCAGAGTATTCTTCGTTAACAGTAACACATTCAATGTAGAAGCTTTCAACTTCAAGCTCCATCTTAGTTTGGAACTCAGAGCTTCCCCACCATTCATAGTGTCCAATGCCATTGTCTACCCAAGACCAGTTAACAGAGATCTTAACCTCGTAACCAGCTTCTTCGTTAACAAGTTCATGTTCAGTAATAATTTCAGTCATCATAATCAGCATCATCCTCTAAATCATAGTACTCGATATCATCATCGTCATCGTCTGTAAGAAGAACGTCTTCATATTTTTCACACAACGATTCTAAAAGGTCGCCATCACCATGCTTACAAGCATAGCAGAAATTAGTCACAACTTCCTTCCATTGGTAAGCTGTGTAGGAATTAAAATTATTCATAGTAGTCTCCAGAAAAAAATAGGGAAGCCCATAGTGGACTTCCCTAGTTTAATTCTTTAAAGTTATTTAACCTTTTCAATAGCAACAGTAAACCATCCGGGTTCTCCCGGAGGAGCCCATTCTTTTGATATAAATAAATTAATAATCTGTGAGTCATCTACCCACAGTTTCTTGTTGAGTATATCTAGAATGGCCTTTGCTAAATTGTCAACGTCTGATTTGGGTGTACTAAGTTTAGTAGTCTTTGGTCTTGTGCAATAACATTTGACATCTACACTGAGTTGTCCTTCGATTGGTTTGCGTTTACCTAAGACTTCATTAACAATAGTACCCGCTTCATTGCGGAACCGCCTGTACGCCCCCGTGTAGTAAGAACCATGTCTTCCCACACGAGGACGAGAGGCAGCGACTGGACTAACCGGGAAGGTCAGCTCCAGCATTAGAACGGAGTGTCATCCTCTGATGCAGTGGTGACAGGCGTAGTTTCTTCGGTAGCAACATAGCCACCTTCAACCTTACCCATACCACCATCAGATCCAGAACCACCTTCGTAGTTCCGTTCTACAAGTTGGATCTTATCCATGTAGAATGACACCGATCCATCTCTTTCAATAAGAGAAGGGGTAACCTTTACGCGAACCTTGTCGGTTCCGAAAGGAATGGTATCAGTCAACTTGTCTTCTGAATCGAGGACAGGGAATTGACTAATACCTTCACGGGCTTTGAGAACATTCTTAAATCGAATGAGCTTTTGCCCAGTTTCAGTATCGGTTTTCAGACCATTGATCTTGTTACCGTTAAGTTCTTGCATAGCTGAATCAAGTTGTCCTTGCAGTTCAGCATCAACAATAATTGTAACACTGTGATGAGGGTTACCAAACTTATCATCTGGTTTCATCAAGTGTGACCATCGGACCTCTGCGGGACCGACAACAAACGAATTACCATAATTACTCTTCGTCATCAGAATTTACTCCTTCAATAACTGGGTCAGAACTTCCTTCTTCATTAGGGTTCTTTACGACGAAATTTTGAACATTACTCTTGTCAGTATCGACAATGTTGTTCATAGTAGTGCGGATCTGGAATGAGATATTATCCAGAGCCATAAAAATTTCCCGCAAGTATTGCAGCACCGCATTGGTTGCAATCATTGGGGGGTACGACTTATTACCGTCAGTTGGTTCAATCTTTTCTTCGGACATTTATGCCTTTCTTTCTAAATACGGGTGACCGTTAATTACTACACCACAACTAATGACTGGTTTCTTTAAAGAGAATTTTCCATATGAATAGGCAAGGTGATCGTCATCAACGCCTGCACCTACATTCATACCAAAGATAGTATCATCTCTGTTTGTGTGATAAGTAATGGATGCGACGGAGTGGTAGTGACCACAGACAACGCTCTTTCTCAACTGACAAGCAGCATTGAAAGCAGGAGTCTTACCTGACCATCCCATTCCATGAGTATATAATACATCATCAATGACATGATCATAGTCCCAATCCCAACCATTAGTTCCATATACATCGTTAAAGGGCTTGAGATACAAACTGGGAATACCTTCCGACTTAGCCCTACGATTTACTCGTTCATCATGATTGCCAATACAAACGACAGCTTCAGGGAAAGCCTTGTGCCATCGTTTAACTTCTTTGAGTGCCAGATTAAATTCATCTAACGCAGCAGGAAGTTCAGGGTTCTTCTCATGTCGTGAGATTGCCTCATGATCAATGATGTCACCAATGAATACTACCTTGTTACAATCATACTTCTTATAAATCTTTTTACAAAAATTAAGATATCTTTTGTCGGTTGCGGGAGCGTGAATGTCTCCCACGACGAGTACCTTGCTCATGTTTCTTATTCCTTTTCTTTAGGTCTTGCCGCCACTGCTCAGACAGTGAAGGAAGATCAGCACGACGCTTCGTGTTTGGTTTTGGATAGGCACGAATGAACTGACCAGTCTCTGGATCAGACTCATGCACCCACTCTTCCGTATATGCTTCGATAGGGGCATACACATTAAACTTACCATCAACATGTTGTTGTTGATACTTATTCAAATCCTTGACGTTTGTTACGTCGCTGTTGTTTGCGTTGCTTTGCAAGCCTACGCTCCTTCTGTTTTTGAAAATACCGTTCGCTGTTACGCTCACGAGAATCACGTTTAGAAATACGTTTGTCTTCAGCCATCTAATTCCCTGATAGAAAGAACCATACACTTAGGTATCTTGTGTACCTGAGAAGATTCTGATGGACCTAAGACAGCTACCAATCCGTACTGCCTCTCATCTTCATAGATAAGATAGCCAACAGTATTCATCACTGGTAGACTTGATTTAGCCGCTTGTTTCATTTCATCTTGATCAAGCCACTCCGAACCTCCAATTGTTTGGGCATCAACCCATTCAATATACATGACCTTAGGTAGTTTTTTAACTACAGTATACTTAGCCGAAGAAGTATTTCGAGTGCCTGACATCTTCGATGTTGAATTCATCGGCGGGTTCAGGAACTTGTGGGAGCTTGATTTCATATTTACTCTCCAAATAATTTTTGAATTTTTCTAGTGGATTATTCTTATGTATTTCAATAAACTTCTCACGAAGAATAGTATCCATAGTATCAATATGTGGACCATAAGTACCGTAGGAATCATGAACAAACGAGTATGATTCTATACCTGCATCCAGCATACCATGGATAGTCATAAACATGTGAGCTGCATCCCAGCTATGAATGAAGTTAGGACTTACAGCAAGGAACTGTGCGTCTTGATCTAGGTCTTCACTCAAAGAAGAGAACACAAGTTGTTGTTTATTGAACAACTCTGCATAAGAAATACGTTCAATGATTTGATTGTATACATGTTGAACAGTAAAGCCAGAGTCTGTTTGCCACACAAGCGGAAGGTTAAGTGAGTTAATAATTCTAGTAACATCACGAAGATAATCTTTACCTCTGTTAGGATGTTCCATAGCACCACTAAGACCTTCTTGTAATGCACGACTGAGTTCAACAATAGCACCGCCTCGGTGTTCTTTGTCTACCCAATCAACATGACCCTCTTCCTTAACATACTTCTGTATACCATAGAACGTAAGACCATACGCATCACACATAGTGCTACGTTTAGCAACCTTACGAGGAAGTTCATCAGGCCAATACTCAGCAAACTTATCATACCACTCAATAGAATCTTCATTAGACTTAATAACTTCATAAGAATTATTAGCTACCTGTTGATACAAGTCTTGTGGTTTCTCGTTAGGCAACACATTTGTAAGTTCAGCAAGACGTTTATCACGCATGATTGCAGACCAGTGTTGAACACCATTGTTTGCACCGTCTTTCTGAATAGGAAGTTGTGTCATGCCATCTGTTCTGCATAGCTCAAAGCAAGCAGCAAGACGTTGGAAGCTAGGATTCTTCTTCTTAGCATCTGACATCCAAGTGCAATGAGAGTATGGGTTCTCTACATAATTACGGATCTCATCCATATTATCATCAACCCATTTAACACGCTCATCATAAGTAAGTTTGTCTTGATCGAACAAGTTAGCAGTGTGAACCTTAAGCCAATACAAACCACGTTCTGTTTGTGGAATAGGTTTAGCAAACTGAATCAAAGCACGATCAAAGTCAATGCCTTGACATGATAACAATTCACACACAGTATAGGCACGACCACGGAAGTCAAGAGTGTATGGCATGTAGAAGAACTTGGCTTCTTTCATACGTTCAGCCAGCTCCAGTCGAACTAACATACGACTACGGGCTTGTTCTTCTTTGTACCACTCACCCCATGCTTCAGTAGACTCAGCCATCCACTTGGCTTTCTCTTGTTTAGTACCTTCTTCTGGGAAGGGACGAGAGAATGCAAAGTCTCTGAATGTATATGAAGGCAGGTTGGCTGTACGATGATCAGTGTAGAACAGATCTGACATGACCTGCAAAACTTTCTCATTGATAGACCACTCTGTATTCATCATTGCATTTGTACCATCCAACACCATGTCTGATGGTTTAGAGTTGTAATCTCTAGGATCACAGCCAACAGGGTGATAGCGTTTGATCATCTTCTTACGCAACCAAGGAGACAAGAAGCCACCATCTTCATTCCTTGTGTGAGGAACAGGTGGGCAGAGCATAGGTCGATAGACCATAGACCCCATCTCCAACAGGTTGTGCCGTTTGTGCAGCTCACGCAGAATCTCTGGTGAGAAAGACACAAGCAACGACTTCTTGTTACGCCCAGTCCAAATGACTTTACCATTTAGAATATCAGAACCAAGAGCAATGCGTAACATGTTATGTCCAAAGTCTTCCTTTTGTTTTGGAGTAAACTTATGAACATCACCCATCTTCTTGGTAAATGCACGGCAACGCTTTGGTGTCCAGTTCTTAATGAACTTGGATTGTCGTGTCCAATCATCTCTAAACTTTTTCTTTGACCGCTGATAGTTTACAATAGCAATAGTATCTTCAGCAATAAGTTTAGATACCGACTGAGCTGTTGGTGCAGTCAGTGGTACGCTCTGTACATAATCTATATTGACAAGATTATTACGAGACAGAAAGAGTTGAATCATAGAACGTACCGTAATGTCTGCCATCTTGGCAGCACCCACTGACAACAGCGGAGCAAGCCAAGCAGGATTCTTTGGTCCTTCACAAACATTATCAATCCAACTCTGATAGTAAGGTGCGAGGTGAATGACAGCAGACTCAAGCAGCAATTGCTCAGGCTTGCCCTCATCTTTAGCACGGTCCCACTCTCTCCAGTATCGTTCAATACCAGACTCAAGCAACTCCTCTTCCCATGCTTGTTGACTATTTAATCTTTCTTGTTGTTCGGCTGGCGATAAGTCAGTCCATAACATTCAGTTCTCCTTTGTGAGAGCTTTCCAACTTGCGGGAAACAGTGGCTCAATGATTTCATAAATAAGATCAGCGAAGTGACGAATCTCCCACTGTGCATGTGGATCACTGCGTTGTTTGTAAAACCTAGCATAGGCTGCAAGTGAACCAGTCCAGTACCACTCAGTCATCATGCCTTGTGGTAACAAGAAGCGTGCTTGCTCAGGAGCAACACCTTCTTCAATCAACAAAGAATACAACCGAGCACAGTTTGCATAGGCAAAGTGTACTTGAGCATCTAACTCTTCATCAATATCAATACGCTCTGATGAACCTTGCTTAGCCCCATCGGTTGGAGCACCACGCCATCTAGGATGGTAGAACTCTGGTTCATTGCTTACATATCTACGACTAATCTCATTCTCAACAAAGCCTTGCTTGTGTTTAAAGAACTGTGTACGAATAGATACAGGTGCTTTAATACGCAAAGTGATTTGAGGATGTGCAAAGGGTGTCCAGTGATTGTACATAGCGAGATAGTTAATGAGCTTCTTGTCTTTGTTTGAAAGTCTTGTAAGATCTTTCATGTTTGCTTTGGATTGGCTTTCTTCCAACCTAGCAACTGCTTCAGTATCTACTTCCCATTCTGATTCTTTATCGAAAGAAACACGGGCAGCATTTACTACAGTGAGGTCAGTACCCATATGATCTACATAGGAAACAGACCCACCTGAAAAACTATATTCCATTTTGTTCTCCTTAAACATGTGAACTTCTATATCCACGGTTAGCGAGTACATTTAACAAACACTTTGGAGACTGACAGTTATCAATCTTCTCGTTGCATGCATACTCTAGCATAGCACGAGTCCATGACACACAATCTTTCTTGTATGGATACAAACCTAAGGTATAAGCCCAAAGGTAACAGGATCTTAACGAAGTTGGAATCTCATGTGACTTGTCAATAAGTTCTTGTAAAGACTTACGACTACCACGAACATAACACTTGATCTTTGGTTTACCCCATACTCTATCAGAGACACGAGGCTTTACCCATTTAATTTTATTATTACTAAACGGATGTACATACCAGTCACCTACCTGTAAGGCTAGATGATTGCAGTAATCTAAATCAATGCCAAATAATTTTAACACTTTGTTATGATAGCGTAGATATCCAGCTTCATGTTCTCCAGTCCAGCTATAACCGAGAACCCAGATACTTGACATAATAAAACTGAGGGTAACCCCCACCGGCTCGCTGCAGCACTGCCTTTAGGGTGGGCGGTTACCCTCATGTCCGTTAGACAGTCTTCAGGGTGTACTCAAGGAGCTTCTGCTTCTTAGCAGCAGATGCACCAAAGAAGTTAGCCGAGAACTTGTTCTCAGACTTCTGAGCACCACGATAGGACTGTCCATGATCCAACCAATTAGTAACAGCATTGAACGCAACCCAAGCAGTGCTACCAAGACTAATAGATTCTTGATCAAACACATTCCAGTACTTGGTAATGGTCGAAGCCTTCTTGTTGTAGGCACGTTCTTGCTCTTTGTTTTCAATGTCCGTGTAAGTAGGCACGTTCTTAACAATCTTGTTGTAAGAGTTGTTGAAGTAGTTTCTAACCTGATCTGCGGTCATAGAAATACCTGCGAGATAGTTAGCCTGACGCTTGAACTCCTCAGTACGGAAGTAGAACTCAGACATAACAACAACCATATTCTCAATCTTCTCAGCCATGTTGCCTTTGTGACGGATAGAGATACATTGGTTAGCAGCCTTGCCTTCACGCAACGCCATGTTCAGAACATTCTCACAGAACGGACGATAACTAGTAGGCGTAGCACTAAGTGAATGCATACCATCATGTCCATTGGTCATCAAGAAGTAGGGCTTAACAGCATCATCACCTTGAGTACCAACACGGAAAGTGTCTGCTTCAAGGCCGAGCCAAACTCGAGCACCATTACGAAGTTGACCAGCAGAGGACACCTTGAGGCTAGAGTCTTGTCGAGCAATAGACTCCCCGATGTGCATCAGTTCAGCGTTCTGAACAATCTGATAGTCGGGACCAACAATACCAAGTACTTCACCAGTATCGGTACGAACAGTGGCTCTCTTATTTGTAGTATGAGCAATGGTAGTTGCCGTAGGGGCGACCAGCTCATGAGACAACTCTACCGTCCAGTCAAGACCGGAATCAGCAAGAGGGTTGTTAGCAATCTTATTACCAACAGTTTCCATAATCATAGTTTAGTTTCCTTTTTGTAAGTAATGAGTAAAGGGAACCCACTCACCTTGAGTCAGTACCCACATGTCATCAGTGTAATCTTCAATCTGACCCGTCTTATACAGACGTTCCATCTCCAGCAACATCATTGTATTGCGGGTCACTTTCATATTCAGAGGGGGGAAAGAAGTCTTCATCATTCAAATCCTTCTCCTCTACCAATGAGCTCAACGTCAATTCTATCGAGTTCTTTGGTAAGTTCAGCAGCGGCTTCTTCTGAGTCGCTTGTTGGGAATTGTTGTGCATTAATCATCTCAATCAATACTTGAAACATATTACGAGCGGCTAATAGTACTCCAGAGTTAACTTTAGTTAAGTCATCTGGTACTTCATATTCTTCTGTCAATTTATCTCCTTTTTAACAAACTTGAAAGCCTCCAGAGTTACGAACAAAGTCGATCCACTCTTGGAGTCGCCACAGTGGGATCTTGTAGTGATCCTTCCATTCATCTTGGAAAGGAACGAACAGATCCACTGCTCCATCTTCAGTATCTACAGTCTCAATGAATTTAGGATACTCTTCCTTGAGTGAGTCGAAGTCCTTTTGCATAGCATCAGCACATTCCTCAACTTGCTCAGCAGGAATGCCTTGCCCGTCATTGAAAGACATAGAAGCATCTAGTTCCTCGCCATAGATATGGCTACAGGCATTGCCCATAAACTCATGGATGGGCCTCCAGCCCCAGACATTAGCCCGAAAATAGTCATTCTCAGG